TGCCGGGAACCTTGGCGCATACGAGGGCATCAAGGAGGGCGAAAGCCAGTGGCTGCATGGCGGACACATCAACCAAGAGACAGGTGAGAACGAGGGATATTCCGCAGGCGACGTGCTGAAATCGTCCCTGCACGGCACATTGCTTGGCTCGGTAACGGGTACGGTGTCGCCTTTGTTGGGCAATGTGGCCGACAAATGGGTCAAGGCTACCTCAAACACAGCTGGCAAGATGGGTATCCGTGCAGGAGAACTTGCCACGTCCACCGTTGCTGAGGGTACAATTTTCTCCATTCCCGAATGGATTAATGGTGATGGCGATGCAATGGACGTGTGGACAGACAACATGTCGATGATGCTCGGTTTCAAGGCACAGCACATGGTAAAGTCCGCTCCGAGGGTTATCGCAGGGTTGCGCCCTATCGAGAACCCCAAGACCATGCAGGAGCGCAACCACAACCGCATGAGTTTCTTGGAGAGACTCCGCACGCAGCTTGACGCAAGTCCGCGCGACATGGCATTCACCAAGGAAGAGCGCGAGGAGTTGCAGAAGTACGGCTATGGCGACCTTGCGGCACTCTTCACACGCACACCCAAGCAGCAGCCCAAAGCCAAGGCAAAACAGCCGACAACCACGGACGGAAAGGTAATGAACTTTGACATTCCCGAAGCCGAGGTTGAGGATTTAGGCAAGCAGTGGCTCAAGACACATCCCGAGTTTGACGGCTACGAGGCCATGCAACGCCTCATTCAAGACCCAAGCGTGAGCCAGAGCGCGAGAGCCAAAGCGTACTATATCCTCACCGGGCATCAGTTGCCGATGGGAACGGTTACCGGGTACACCACCGAAAAGGACGAGCACGGCAATATCTTCGTGAAGTCCGTTACAGCCAATGGTGAGGTCGTAACGAACAGACGCTTTGCAGACGAGGCATCAGCCAAGAGGGAGCAGGACAAAATCATGCGACAGGCCGAACTCAACAGCGTAGATGTCGGTGAACGTTACACAGAGGCGAAAGCCGACAAAAAGGTGTGGGATGCAGCCGTTGAAGCCGTTGCCCCTGGTGCTGACCCCGAAACCGTCAAGCGCAACTACCAAGCTGCAAAGGAGGGCGACAAGGACGCAATCGCCAACTATGGGCAGATGGTCGATGCCATTGACAAGTTCATGGAAGAGAACAGAGGCATGGCAGACGCAGAACGTCCAGAGGCTATCCGTGCAGCCATCAAGGAAGAGACAGGCGTAGATGTGGACGCGGCCATCAAGAAAGAGCCGAGCAAGCGCACCGAGCCAGAGCAAGCAGCCGTGGAGGACTATCTGAAACGGCTGTTACCCGAACAGAACCAAGAGACAGAGCAGCCCATGTCCGACGACGAGGCAGGAGCAGCGGCCATCTATGACCAGTCGCGCCTGTTGTGGGATAAGGTGGAGCAAGGCGATGCGGACGCGAAAGCCGATGTGGATGCCATTGTTCTTCGTATGCAGGAGGCATTGCAGGAATGTGAGGACGCTTTCGGCACTGACGCGGAAATGCGCATGGCCGAGATGCAGGATAATCCGTGGGCATTGGCCAATGACCCCGAACTGACGGAAGACCAGCAGAACGCTGTGCTCTACTACATCAATGCCAAGGCAGCGATGGACGGTGTGCAGGATGCATCCAACGATGCGATGGAGAATAAGCGCAGGGAGGTAGCCGCCAATGTGGAGCGACACACCCACAAGGACAACGGCATGGTGCAGCCAGCCACCATGAAGGTGGACGACAAGCCTGTGTACATTGTAAAAGGTAATGTCGCAGTTCTTCCCGATGGTACAGGCATTGACACGCAGAACTCCGACCAGAGCATTGTAATTTGCGATGCCGAGACAGGCGAATACAAGTTTACCAGTCCCGACCAAATCTTCAATCTCGGTGATGCCATTGACCCACAAGCCGAAATTGACGAGGCGTATGCCAACATTCAAGCCGAGCATGAGGCCGTGCTTGGTGGTATGGGAAATGGCGAAAGCGTACCAAATTCGGGTGAAAGCGTACAGGAAACGCCTGAAAACGTACAGAATGAGGGTGAGAACGTGCAGCCGCCCATGACAGACGAGCAGTTGCAGCAGTACGCCCAAGGTGCTTCCAACGAGGCTACGCAAGGCGATGGTGGCGTTACACTTCCGCAGGAGCAGGTTGAGCAGATGCAACAGCATAACCAACAGATGTTGGAGCAGGATCAACAGCGCAGGGAGGAAGAGGCAAACCGCAAGCCGACCGCACTGGAGCGTGTTCCTCTCAACGAGGAGACAGGCGAACCCATGTTTGAGAAAGCCGACAAGGAGACAGCCCTTGACGCACTCAACGAGGTTACGGGCGGCAACGATGCCAACACCACAGCCATTGTCAATGCGCAGGTGGAGCAAGTGCAAAAGACACTCGATGCGCTGAAGAAGAAACAGCCGACCAAGAAAGCGCCGTCCCTCAAAGGCTCGCCCATGGCAATGGTCAAGGCACAGCAGGAGGCTGATGCCAACTACAATGCCGCCATGGAGCAGTACAACGCGCAAGTGGCAGAGGCTGAGGAGACACTGAGCGCATGGTCGAGGATTTACGCCCTCATGAACGAGCGTAAGCGTGCAATCCGTGAACAGCAGGAGGCAGAGCAACGTGAGCGCGACAAGCAGATGCACGATGCAGCCGTGGCGCAGGTCGAGGAGCAGAAACGAATTGCGGCACAGAAAGCTGCCGAGCAAGCCGAGGTGGGCACTCATGCCGTAAACCCGAAGATAAAGGCCAAGTGGGACGGAGCCGCCAAGATGGAGGGCAATCCCAACGCACTCACCCTTGCAGACGGTTCTACCATTCGTGGGCATTATGTCCTCACCGAGGCAGGAGCCGCGTCAGCAAGCCACGATGTGAACAACGCCTTTGAGCCGACCGAGGGTTTCCCCATTGACGAGAACGGAGAGAGCGTGAACGACCGCGACTACAAGCGCGACACGGACGCACAGCGGATTGTGAGGGACATTGCCAACAGCTACGACAGCCGTGCCTTGCAGTCGCCTGTCATTGTCAGCAAGGACGGTGTGGTGCTTTCGGGCAACAACCGCACCATGTCGGGCGACATTGCAGCCCTGCAGGGAACAGACAAGGCGTATATCGACCATCTGCGCGAGTTCGGGCAGATGTACGGTTTCACACCCGAACAGATAGACGGCTTGAAACATCCGCGTGTGGTGTTCGTCCCGGACGAGCAACTACCCTACGATGCAACCACATTCGCACGTTTCAACGCTGAACAGCAGAAGAAACAGAGCAAGCCAGAGCACGCGGTGAAACTCGGCAAGATTGTCCCCGACAATGTTTTCACGAGCATCACCAATGACATCAGTCGTTTTGACCGCCTCTCGGACTACTATGCAGACGACAAGGCCGTATCTTCGGCTATCAGTCAGTTGCTCGGTGCAGGAGTCATCAACGAGATGCAGCTGCCCGAAATGCGCACAGGCAACTCGTTGTCGGCCGCAGGAAAGGAACTTATCGAGAATACGCTTATAGGCAAGGTCTTTCAGACTTCGCCCGATGCCGTGCGCCACATCATCAGCACACCCACATTGCGCCAGTCGGTCATTATGGGCTTGAACGAGATAGCCCATAACCGCACACTCGCCAAGAGTGGCTACGACCTAAGCAATGAGTTGGGTGCAGCCGTTGACCTTGTGGCAAGAGCCAAGAGCGCACACCCCGACATCTTCAAGGACGGAATGCCTGTGTCGCCATTCGGCAGGGAGCAAGGTCTGTTTGATGATGAATACGGAGACAGCCGAGTGACGGACGGAACAACCTTGTTACTTGCAGACATTTTGAACAGCGGCAAGCCGAGTGACCTGCGCAAAGTATTGTCAGCCTACAACGCCCAAGCCACTGCCCCGGCAGGTGGCCAGTTAGATATGTTCACAGGCGATGTAACCTCAAAAGAAGAAATACTCAACACCATTAACGAACATTTCAGAAATGCAACACCAAAAGAACAGCAAGCTATCATCGATGCAGCCATTGCAGAACGCAAGCGCATCGCAGAAACCGAGGCAGGACAGCGTGGAGGAAACGAGGCAACTGAACAAACTGAGGATGCTGTACAACGCAGTGCAGAGCCTCAACAGCCAGCAGTAGCCGAGACCGAACCTGCCAAGCAGGAGGAGACTCCACAAACAGAAGAACCCAATGCCGACACCATTGCCGAGGAAGAGGAAGAGGCATTGCGCAAGCGCATCACCGAAACCGATGAGGAGTGGACAGAGCCAAGCGCAAATGGCGACATCTACAAGCAGAAACTCCTCATTGACGGCAAGGAAGTAATCAAAGTGGACGCTCCAGACGAGAGCAAGAACTATCCCGGCACTTACTACGAGGTGGACGGCAAGCAGTTTGGCGACCTGCAAGAAGTGGTCAGGCACTTTGACGGAGCGGAACAGCCGTTGTCTGCCAAGATAAAGACCGCATCAGCCGATGTGAACACCGAACCCACCGAGGCACAGAAAGAGGCTGGCAACTACAAGAAAGGCCATGTGCAGGTCGGCATGTTCGACATCACCATTGAGCAGCCAGAGGGCAGTGTACGCAAAGGTACTGATGCCAACGGCAAGCAGTGGGAAAGCAAGATGCACAACACCTACGGCTACTTCCGTGGCACGGAGGGCGTGGACGGAGACCACATAGACGTGTTCCTCTCCAACGACATTGACGGTTGGAACGGACGCAAGGTGTATGTGGTGGACCAGTACATCCCCGATGACACGTTTGACGAGCACAAGGTGATGCTCGGCTTTAACGACATGGACGAGGCAAAGAGCGACTATCTCGCCAACTATGAGAAAGGTTGGGAAGATGGGCGCAGGATTGTCGTGTCCGCCACGAACCTCGAAGATTTCGAGAAGTGGATTGACAGCAGCCACCGCAAGACCAAGCCGTTTGCGGAGTATGCAGGGGTGAAGAAAGAAACCGTGGCCAATGCTCCTGCAAAGGAAGAGACGGTAGCACCCACCGATAATGCGGATAAGACGGCCTACACCATCACTCCTGCCACCTATACTAACAAGAAAGGCAAGACGAGCGATGTGTCATTGCTTACTTTCAATGGCGAACTGACGGCTGACCAAGAGCGAGCCGTCAAGGAGTTTGCCAAGGAGCGACTTGGCGAGGGACGCTTTGCCCCTGCACGCGGTTGGAAAGACCGCAAGAGCGGAGGTTGGATGTTCCGCAGCGAGGAAGATGCAAGCAAGGCCGCTGAAATGGTGGGCAATGATGATGCCGTGGCGGACAATCAGCCATTGACCGCACAGGAAATGCGCGATGCCGTAGAACCGAAGAAACCTGCAACACGGAAGAAAGCGGCTGCAAAGAAACCTGCAAACAAGGTAGAGGTAGCAGATGTGGCGGAGCAGAAACCATCAGAGCCGACCAAAGCCGCAGAACCTGCCAAGGAAGAAAAGCCGCAGTATGAGGTCAGTGACGAGGAGATGAACGGACTGATGAACGACATTCGCGACATTCTCGGCATCGGTGCTGACGAGGGCGATGCAGGGTTGAAGTTCCGTGACCCCGATGAACTGACCGCAGAGCAGCGTCAGAAACTCATGTCAGTAGGCCAGCGTCTGGCAATGGCTATGGTGGAGCGCGGCAATGAGTCGTTTGGCGACTACGCCTCCATGATGGTAAAAGCACTTGGCGACAAGGTACGTCCGTGGCTAAAGGCATTCTATGGCGGACTGGAGTATGTTCCCGGTTACGACAAGTACGCCCTCACTCCATACGAGGAGGTGAAAGCCTTTGACGTGGAGAACTTCGACAAGCCCCACAAGGACGTGCTTGCCCAGGCCGACATGATTGTTGAGGAGGGCAAGGCACAGGCCGCAGCAGACAAAGCGAATAATGAACTCAAAGCAATAAGAAATGAGCAACGAAAAGAAACTGACAAGCAAACAGAAGCAGATACAGCAGCTCTTGCAGCAGAAGCAGAGACTGTTGCAAGCGAAACAGAAAGTATCGCAGAAACTTCAAGCGATGAGCAAGCACTCAACGGAGCAGCCGAGCGAGTAGATGAAACCCTCGACAAGGTGAACGACCAGCTCGCCCTGCTTGGCTACTACGAGGCCGACCAAGTGGAAAAGGACTTCAACGAGGCATACGGCTATATGCGCAATGCCGAGAAGAAAGCCGTCAAGGACGCTGCCAACCTTGCAAGCCAACTGATAGACGACATTGGACTTGACCGTTACGAGGCTACCCACGGAGAGGCCGACAAGAAAGGCAAGCGCAAGACCAAGCCCCTTGCAGTGGCCAACATTGCCCCAGCAGGAGGTGATGTAACCATGCACTTGCCGTTGGCCGAGGGCAGAGAGTTGTATGTGAATATCCAACTTGAACCAGCTTTCGATAAGGGCGATACAGACAGAAGAGGTGATAATCTTGAAGTGACAGGTATCATGTGCCGTGTGGAGAACCCGAACGCAAGCGGTAACGACCGCTACGGACAGAATATGTGGTTTGCCGAAGATGTAACCTATGATGAACTGCTGAAGAATGTGCAGCGTGCCACCTACAAGTATATCCCCGAGCGAGGTAATGTCAAGGAGGGTGAATACAAGGTTGGCGACAAGGTGCAGTATTCTCCCGATGGCAATACATGGCATGATGCGGTAGTGGCACAGCCTAACGAGTTGGATGGCATACGCATAGACACAGGCCAAGCACCTGTCATGTGGGTAAATGCCCACCCCGACCAGTTGCGGCACAAAGCCAAAGAAGTGGTGAAGCCGCAGACCGAGGACATAGCCAACAATCCGCAGTCGTGGGTTGGCCGCACGTTCAACCATAATGGTACTCAATTGGTGTGCAAGGAGGTGGACGGCAACTATGCCACATTCGACAACAAGGCAACCTTTATGACCGTTGGCTTTGAAGTACCTACCGTGCAAGGCTATCTCAAAAGCGGCAAGTTCCAAGTAGAGGGCGATAAGCCAACCGAACCGCAGAATGAGGACATTTTCCAAAAGGCGGAGCGCATTGCCAAGGAAGCGCGAGAGAAGAATGCAGCCAAGGCTACAACAGAGCCTACCGCTACTCCTGCATCGGCAGAGCAGCCAAAACCAGCAACGAAGAAAAAGACATCGAAGAAGAAAGTGAAACCAGAGCAGACGGTGGGCAACTTGTTTGCCGGGCTGTTCGATGAAACAGAAGAAAATGGATTACAACGAAATGATGATGCGGTACGCTCCCAAGGGGTGCAAGCCGACAATAGTGGACAACAGCAAGGACTACGAGGAGGCGAAAGAGCGACTCGCAAAGCAGCTGCACAAGAAAGTGGAAGACCTGACGGAGGCCGAGGAGGACAAGGCACTGGCACAAATCGGGCTGAGTCCGCTGGACTTCATGGACTGACAGTGCCTAAGAACACGCGCAACAACCATTCGGAACGCGGTGCAGACCATGCCCCTACATCAGTAGGTGGACGCATAGAAGCCAATATCAAGGCCATTGAGTTGGCACACGAATTACTTGAGAGCGGTGAGACAGCCACTCCCGAGCAGATGAGTGTGCTCAGACAATTCAGCGGTTGGGGCGGACTTGGAGCCGCTTTCAGTGACGGAGGCTACGACTGGAAACAGCGTGAGCGCAACAAGAAAATACGCGAGTTGCTTGGTGAGGAAGCCTACGAGCAAGCCGTGATGAGTGCCAACAGCGCATACTACACCCCTGCCTATGTTGTCGATACCCTTTGGGACATTGCAGGAAAACTCGGTTTCAAGGGCGGCAACATTTTGGAGGGTTCGGCAGGTATCGGCAATATCCTCGGCCAGATGCCTACCGACATGAGCGAGCGCAGCGACATTCACGCCATCGAGATAGACGGCACATCGGGCGGCATTCTATCATTGCTCTATCCCGATGCCAAGGTGGATATACAAGGCTTTGAGCAGACACGCATATCCAACGGCAGTGTGGACTTGGCCATCACCAATGTGCCATTCGTTACCGGGTTGCGCGTGAACGATACCACAGGCGACAGCGACCTCTCAAAGAAGTTCCACAATATCCATGACTTCTGCATTGCCAAGAACGTGCGCAAGTTGCGCGAGGGCGGTTTAGGTATCTTCATATCGTCAAACGGAACACTCGACAACAGCAAGGCATTGCGCGACTGGGTGGTGAATGAGGGTGGTTCGGACTTCATCGGAGCATTCCGCATGAACAACAAGACCTTTGGCGGCACGACCGTAACATCAGACATCATCGTAATCCGCAAGCGCGTGAACGGTCAGAAGTCGGCACAAGCCATTGACGTGAGCAACATCAGCGGTGAGCGCACAGCCGAGTATGAGGAGCCGGGCGCACGCAAGGCCAAGCAGCTCTCCATGGACTACAACAAGTATTTCATCGAGCATCCCGACCACATGGCAGGAGAAATGCGCTTTGCCTTTGAGGAGGACGACACGTTCAGACCAACAAGCAAGGGACTATACCCAGTAAGCGGCAAAGACCAAGGCAAGATGTTGGCCGACTTCGTGAAGTCGTTCACGGAGGAAGAGCGCGGTAGCGCAAAGACCACAGAGAGCGACAAGCCTGTTTATGTGAACGATGCATCGGCAGATGGCAAGAAACTTGGCGAGATGTACTTGAAAGACGGCAAGCTCGTTACGACAGGTATGGGCGGCTACTATCCTCTTGAAGTGAACGACAAGAAGATAAAGGGACACACCAAGCAGGAGTGTTTCAATGCCTATGCAGCCATCAAAAGCGCATTGGCCGATGTGATGAAGTACCAGACAGAGAACGAGGGCGATGCAGGACTGCAACCATTGATTGACAAACTCAACAAGGCATACGATGCCTTTGTCAGCACCTACGGCCACTTCACCAAGAACAACCAGTTGGCATGGCTGCGCAATGACGTGGACTATCCCAACGTGTTCTCCCTGGAAGTGTACAAGGAGCAAGGAGACGGCAAGGGCGGTGTGGTCAAGACCTACGACAAGGCAGACGTGATGAAAGGCCGTGTCGTGGAAAAGGAAAGCGAGCCGCACCCCGAAAACGTCAAGGACGGAGTTGTGGTGAGCATGTTCAAGAACGGCCGCATAGATGCACCCTACATTGCAGGGCAACTCGGCATGAGCGAGGATGCTGTAAAGCATGAAATCATCGAAAGCGGACTCGGTTTTGAAGACCCTGCCACACGGCAGATGGAAGTGTCGTACAAGTATCTGAGCGGCAATGTGCGCGAGAAACTGAAACAGGCAGAGGCCAACAACGAGAATGGTGAATACACGGGGAACATCAAGGCATTGCAGGAAGTAGTGCCTATGAATATCCCTGCCCACTTGATAGACTTCACCCTCGGCTCGTCATGGCTCGACCCCAAACTCTATGACGCTTATGTGAAAGAGCGCACCGACATAGACGTGCATTTCACGGCAGCAGGTGGCACATGGTTCATGAACGCCCCGACATACGGAGTGAACGTGGAGAAGAACCGTGCCATGGGCGTAGTGAGCGAGATGCTGAAGAAAACCATCATGGGGCATGAACTCATCGGAGCCGCCATTCAAAACAAGAGCGTCATCGTATCACGCACGGAGAAACACTATGACGGCACAACGGAAACCATCACCGACCGCGAGGCCACGTCAGCATGTGCCGCCAAGATAGACGAGATACGGCAGGACTTCAAGGACTGGATGCGCCAAAAGATGCAGAGCGATGCGGACTTGTCGGCACGCATGGAGACGGAGTATAACGACCGTTTCAACAACTATGTGCCTATGAGCATACCCGATGACTTCGTACCCGAATACTTCGGAGGTGCGACCCACAAGTTCAAGATGCGCCCACACCAAGGCAAGGCCATTGTGCGCGGCACGATGCAGCCGTTGTTGCTCGCCCACGAGGTAGGTACAGGCAAGACGTTCACCCTTATCTCCACAGCAATGGAGATGCGCAGACTCGGCACGGCACGCAAGCCTATGATTGTGGTGCAGAACGCCACCGTAGGCCAGTTTGCAGCCTCGGCCAAGGAACTCTACCCCAATGCCAAGATACTCACACTTGAGGACAATGACCGCAACGCAGAGGGCAGAAAGAATTTCTACGCCAAAATCAAGTACAACGATTGGGACATGATTGTCGTGCCGCAGAGCACCTTTGAGTTTATCCCCGACAGCGATGAGCGACAAATGCAGTTCGTGCAAGACAAGATAGACGAGAAGATGCTTGTGCTTGAACAGATGCGACAGGCAGACACCAGCGGCAAAGACCCGATAACAAGACGAGCCGAAAAGGAGTTGGCCGACCTGCAAGCGGAAATGGCCGCATTGTCGGACGGCATATCCAAGAAACGCTCCGCCAACAACGAGAAGAAAAAAGCCGTTGCCAAGCAGAACGCAGCCGTCAAGGCACAGGAAATGCTCGACCGCCGCACGGACGATGTGGAGGACTTTGACGACATGGGCATTGATGCCCTGCTCATTGACGAGGCCCACGAATACAAGCACCTCGGCTTTGCCACAGCCATGCAGCGCGGAGTGAAAGGCGTTGACCCCTCATACAGCAAGAAGTCGCAGGGCGTGTACCTAAAGACGCAAGCCGTGTTGGAGAAGAATAACGGACGTAACGTCATCTTCGCCACAGGTACACCTATCAGCAATACAGCCGCAGAGATATGGACATTCATGCGCTACCTCATGCCCAAGGACACCATGAAGGAATACGGCATTTACTACTTTGACGACTTCGTGCGCAACTTCGGCAACATACAGCAGATGCCAGAGTTCAACACCAGCGGCAAGTTCAAGGAAGTAAACCGTTTTGCAGGATATGTGAACCTGCCCGAACTTGTGCGTATATGGTCGGGCGTGGCCGACACCGTGCTCACCAAAGACCAAACCGAGTTGGTGAAGAAGATACCCGAAATTGAGGGCGGAAAGGCACAGGATATCTACCTGCCACAGACACGCGCCCTGCGCAGCGTGATGAAGTATGTGCGAGCCGAACTTGACCGCTTTGACCAGATGAGCGGCAAGGAGAAGAAAGAGAACAGCAGTATACCGCTCACCATGTACGGCATTGCCCAAGGAGCCGCAGTAGATGCCCGACTTGTGGAGATGGATGCAGAGGATGATCCAAGGAGCAAGACCAACGAGGCCGTGCGCCAAACTCTGCGCTCGCTGAAAGAGACTGACGACTACAAGGGAACGGTAGCCATCTTTGCAGACCACTACCAGAATAAGCGCAGCGGTTTCAACCTGTATGAGGACATCAAGCAGAAACTCATTGCGCAGGGCGTACCAGAAAGCGAGGTTGTCGTGATGAAACCCGGTATGACCATCAAGAAGAAGTTGGAAATCTTCGATAAGGTGAACCGTGGCGAGGTGCGTGTGGTACTCGGCAGTACAGCCACCCTTGGCACAGGCGTGAACATACAGGAGCGTCTGCACACCCTTATCCACCTCGATGCGCCTAACCGACCGATGGACTACACACAGCGCAATGGCCGTATCTTGCGACAGGGCAACCTGCACAAGCAATGGGGCAAGCCAGTACGTGTGCTCCGTTTCGGTGTGGAGGACAGCCTTGACGTAACAGCCTATCAGCGACTGAAAACCAAGGGAGCGATTGCCGACAGCGTGATGGAGGGCGACCGACTGATGCAGGACAGTATGAACAACCGTGTGCTTGAAGAGGAAGAAGATGTGTTCGGTGATACCGTGGCGCAGCTTTCGGGTAGCGAGTATGCCCTGCTGAAGAACAATGCGGAGAAGAACGTGCGCAAGTATGAGAGCCGCAGAAAGCAGTGGGAGGCCGACCAGACCTATATCCACAATGCCAAACCCAAGTTGGAGGGACAGATAAAGGCCGCAGAGCAGCGAGCAGAGGAAGCCAACGCCCACCTGCTTGCCGTTCAAAAAGCATTCCCCGGTGGCAAGTTTACGGAGATAACCGTAGGCAAACAGAAGTTCGGTTCTGTTGATGCCATGTCCGACTTCATCAAGGAACACAACAAGAAAATCCTCGATGCGGTAAAGGCCATGAAAGAACACCCGGGCAATGCGGCACAGAGCAACACCCTCACCTTGTCGTTGGGTGGCTATGACTTCGTTGTCAAAACCGATATGTCGCGTGAGACGCAGAACATTGGCGGTTCGCTCTTTGCAGAGATACACCGCAAAATGACCTACTCATGCCCCGAACTCGGGCTGACTGACATACCTGTCAAGCAGTCGCTCTTGCGCAATGCCGTTGAGGATATCATCGAGAACGTCATTACGGGCAAGGACTTCGCGGAGCGGTTCGACATAGCCACGCGCATGGTAAAGCATGGCAAGTCAGAGTTGGAGCAACTGAAACAGCGTGAGGGCAAACCTTTTGAGTTCGGCAAGGAACTTGAAGAGGCAAAGCGTCAGTTTGAGGAATACTCCGAGGCCATGAAAGTAGAAATGGCAGAAAAGGAAAAGAAGTATGCCGAGATGGACGCAAGCGTGGAGGCCGCTACCGATGTTGTAGCAGACGATGAGGACGAGACGAGCGAGGACAAAACCAAGTTCCGTTTGCTTGAGGACGATGACCCCAAGGCAATAGAACTGGAGTCGTTGCCCGACAGCGAGCTTGTGCCAGTATATCGCAATGTGCAAGCCTTTGAGGACGATGCACTCGGTTCGCCTATGGCGTTCACCGATGCGGAGACAGGCGAGCGCAGAACCTTGCAGGGACAGAAGTGGAACTACTCCAACCCACCGCAGATTGAACTCACGCCAGAGCAGCAGCGGCAGTTGGACGAACTCAACAAGAACGGCTACATCGTGGTGGACGGCAAGAAAACCACGGAGTTGCAGATAAATGACGGATTGAAGTTCGTGAAACCCAAGACCAAGGACGCACAGCTGCAATACTTCTTGAAGAAGAACCCCGAGGACAAAGGCTTGTGGGCGGCATACGACCCCTACGACCATGCCATCGAGACACCGCTTAACACCCAGTTTGGCGAGGCGTACAAGCGTCCGAACCTTGTTGTGGTGCGCAGCCTTATTCCGAAATCGGAGATAGACGAGCCGTTTCATGCTGACTATGCCCTGCTGCCTACTGGAGCGCATCAGTGGAACAACGGCCGCACACTCTACCTCTCACGCTGGAGCAAGATAGACAAGGTACTCACGCGCGAGGAAGAAGCCAAACTCATTGACGAGTATTGGAAGAAACACCCCGGCAAGCGTGAGGCATTGAAGAGCCATCGCGACTACAACCGCTTTGTGCCGCAGGTGCGCAGGGAGTTGGAGAAGATGGGCTACCGCTTTGAGTTGGACGGCAAGGAACTCACTCCCGAAGAGAGCCTTGCACTTGACGAGCAGAATATGGAGAACCGCGATGTTATCCCCGGACGCGAGGGACACGCCCCATTCATGACCAACGAGGACATTGCACGCATCAACGCCAAGATGTCCGGCAAGTGGGTGGGCGAACCCAAGGAGGCCATGAACAATGCGATGGCAGAGCGTGTGAACGAGTTGGCAGAGCGGCTCCATACACCTGTGCGCATTATCCGCACGGACGAGGAAGTGGCCGCATTGCCGAGTACACGCCAGCGCAGGATGAAAGGCAGCTTTAATCCTTTGACTGGTGAAGTTACCATCGTTGTGCCTAACAATGCCAACATGGCAGATGTGGAGAACACGTTTATCCATGAGGTTGTGGGGCATGACGGACTGCGTGTGCTGTTCCCCGAAGAGGAGAAACTGAACAATGCTCTTGATGAACTCTACAACGTGTCGAAAGACGAGATACGGAACACCATTGACCGCAATGCGCAGAAGATGTACGATGCAGAGGTGGACCGATTGCGTGAGAAAAAGCGCAAGGAGCATGAGGCCAATGGCGAGGACAGCAACGCCTCCTACTATGCGGATATGGCAGAAGCCCATGCCGAGGCAAGCAAGAAGCGCGAGCAGTTCAAACGTGATGCCACGGAGGAATACGGAGCAGACCTTGCAGGGCGCATCGGTGAGAAAGGCTTTGAGAAAATGAGTGCCGAGGAACTTACGTTCTGGGGCAAGTTGAAGTCCATGCTCCAAAAAGCATTGCAGAAATTGCTTGACGGATTGAAAATCCCTGGCAAGAAGAAATGGGGTGATAAGGAATGGGCGTTTGTCCTGCACGAAGCATACAAGCGCAAGAAGAACGGAGGCAAGCCCGATGTGTTTGACGCAGCCGATACCGAGGTAATGCGGAGAAAGACAGGGTTTGATGAGACGAAGTTCAGTGATGGGTATAAAAAAAGTGCCCAACCCAATGAGGCAGCACTTAAGCACTTAGAGCCTACTGATGTTGAACACGCTGCAAAGGTACAGCAAAAACGCGAGAAAGCCAAAGAAGCACTTGCAAATGTTGCAAAAACATACAAGAATACAACTGACAGCAAGGGCTTTATATCAGATTTAAGCAATAGTCTTGGTCTGACAAGAGGCAGCACTGGAAGTGGGTATGGCTCATTTGAAACGCCCAATGGCAAGGTGTTTACTATCAGAGTGAGCAACCATAACATCAACGCAGCAAATGTCGGTGATGAGCCTGTCGAAAGCATTGTTATCAAGACTAAACGAAGTCCTAACAGATTTCATGCAGAAGATGGGAAGTTTGCAAACGAGTATGTTTACTTCAAAGAGGATATTCGCAAAGCACCTGCGGGAACATTGAGTGCCATTGCAGAAAGTATTTCTGATTTGCTTGATACTGGCGAGTATCACGACAAGACAGGACTTGCAAAGGACAACCATAGTCCAGAGACCGACCCCGATGGGGGCATGAAGTTCCGCGATGGCGACATGGGACTTGACGAGACCATTACGCATATGAAGATTGCAGCGAGCCAAGCCAATGCCGACAACTGGCAAGCCAAGCAAGAGGCGATGAAAGCCATTGGCGGCAACTTGAACAAACTGCGTCAGGCGATGGCACGTCAGAGAGAGTATGACCTTTCGACCGTGAAGAGCATCACCGACCTTGCCAAGGTGCTGCTTGACAACGGACTGCTCGATGATTTGAGCAAGTACGAGACCAAGCGCATACTCTCGGCAGTGAACAACGCCCACGGCAAGCAGGACACCAGCAACCAAGTGGCTAAGGTTATGGACATCATGGTAGATAACCAGTTGCGCATGGGTGCAAATATGCTCGGCAGACTGCTCTCCACCCGTGGTAGCCGTGTAGATGCACGAGGCATCGAGGTGCAAGGACAGCTTGACCCAGACGGACAGACCATTGCACAGGTGGTAAGGAAAGCCACTTCCCTGCCAAAGGCCGACATCGAGGAGCGCATTGCCGAGGCATTGAACCGTATGGGCAGCGATGACCAAGTCGTGGCCGATGAAGCTGCTTTGGAGTACAGCGGTCTGTTGCTTGCCCACCAGTTTGCCGAGGACATCACCGACAGCAAAGCCGAAGAAAAGGCATTACGCGACAGCATCAAGCAAGCCAAGGAAGATTTGGACGCTGGCATGATGGAGAAAGATGCCTACAACGAATATGTGGCAGCGACCAATGATGCCATTCGTCAGAATAAGATAGAGCGAGCCGAAGCCTACCGTTCCATTGTGGAGCAAGTAGGCAGCGTGTTGGGCGGCAGTGTAGAGCGAGCCAAGCAATGGCGCGAGGCAGAGAAACAGCGTGTGGAGGCAATCCACCACAATGCCAACTCCGACATGGTAGGCCGTCCGACAGACGAGCACCACAAAGAGGGCAAGGTGCAGAAGATAGCCAACAACAGCGCAGTACGTTTCCTGCTTGCACCGTTAGGCACGTTTGACCAGATGCTGCGAATGTTCGGCAAGAAGAGCGTGAACGGTGAGGGCTATCTTTGGAACCGCTATATGCGCGGTTGGGTTGATGCAACCGAGAGGGAGTACAAAGGCTATCAGAATGCCTTGAAAACCCTTGACGAGAAAGTGAGCGAGGTGTTCGACAAGAACATGAAATGGGGCGACCTCTTCGCCATGGAGCGCAAGATGCCCAAGGCCACCATTACATTCTGGGACGGAGGCGAGCGGAAAGACCACGAACTCACCCAAGGCAACCTGCTCTACATCTATATGGTTGACAAGATGGCAGACGGACGCATGAAGTTACGCAGAATGGGTATCACCGAAGAAAATATCGAGAACATCAAGGATTTCGTTGACCCACGTTTCCTGCAACTTGCCGACTGGATGCAGGAGGAGTTCCTCGTAGGAAAGCGCAACGAGTACAATGAGGTACACAAGCGCATGTTCGGTGCGTCAATGGCCGCCATTGAGAACTACTTCCCATTGAAGATACTCGCCAATGCGAGAATAGAAGATGTGGACGTAGCCGACGACACCACTGACACCGCCCTACCAGCCACCTCGACAGGCAGCATCATCAAGCGCAGACGCAACAATCTCGCCCTTGACGTGATGGGAGCGGACGCATTCAGCGTAATACTTGACCATGTACAGCAGATGGAGCGTTGGGCAGCGTTTGCAGAGTTCAACAGAGACTTGAACACCCTGCTCTCGTACAAGCACTTCCGCAACCAAGTGATGAACATGTCGAGCGTGTACGGAGGCGGCAAGACCCTGTGGAACAACTTCCGCAACGTGTGCAGCATGGCCGCCGGAGCATACCGCCCACCGATTGCACAGCTTGACAAGGCCGCAGTGAACATCGCTAAGGGCGTAACGGCAGCAAAGGTAAGTTTCAGAGTGTTCACCGCACTGAAGCAGTTCCTCTCCATGCCAGCCTACCTTTCGGACAGCAACCCGGTATATCTTGCCGCCAACATTGCCAACCCGATAGGCGCATGGAAATGGTCGATGGAGAACCTGCCACTCTTTGAAAAGCGTTGGAAGAGCCGCATGGCAGGAGACCCACGACTGATGAAGAGCGAGATGGACTGGAAGATGTGGCGTAGCCGTGTGGTAGAAATCGCCTCACGCATCGGTATGTCGCCCAATGCCTTTGTCGATGCGCTGACCGTGGCCATCGGTTCACACGCCATGTACAAAACGAAGAAACAAAAATATCTTCGCTATGGCTATGACGAGGAAACAGCAGAGAAACGCGCCAAGCAAGACGCGACAATCCTGTTCAACCAGACACAGCAGTCGAGCGAGAGCGCATTCCTCTCCACCATGCAAGTAGACCGTTCATGGCTGAGCGTGCTGTTCACCATCTTCCGCAACTCGTCCATGTCATATACAAGGCAGTTGTATGATGCTATCCGCAACATAAAGCACCGCTTTGAGCCGGGCTACCAATCCATGAGTGAGGAGTATATGGCCAAGCAGATGCGCAGAGACGGCATAGACCCCGACAAGGCCGACAGCAACGCCAAGAGCGAGTACCGCAGAAGTCTGTTGCGCGACATTGCCAGAATAGGTGTGTTCGGTTACATTCTGCAATTCGCATGGAACTTGGGCGCATACCTGCCATACCTCATTGCAGGAGACGACAAGGACGAGAAGAGCAAGATGTGGGACGATGTAATCAACCACACCATGTTCGGCAGCATTGAGGGACTGACAGGCGGAGACGTGATGAGTTCGGCAGGACAGATGGCACTCAACGGAGAAGCCTCCAACTGGAGTTACCTCGTAAAGGACATGCCGTTGGCAAGCGACCTTGCAACCATACTTCAGAAGATGCCGAAAGACAAGGTAGCCGCCATGAACGATATGGTGAACCTGCTTGTGCAGTCGGGTGTCGGAGTCAATCCGCAGTCGCTGACCGATGCCGTGGTAGCCATCATGGATTATTGCGGAGACGATGCTGAGACCTCACGCGAGTGTGCGCTGCTCATTGCACGCATCCTCAACTGCCCACAGAGCCAGACTGACAAAATCTATTTTGACGAGTTAGGCGCAACGGCAACAGAGGCAAGCAAGATGACACCAGCCGAGATTGCCGAGCGATATGCCGAGTACAAGATACACAGAGGCGCACCGCTCACAGGCTGGGCATATTCGGAGGAGGCACGGGACAGCGTGAAAACCGCACAGCAGAACCGCGTGCTGACCAAAGCCAAGGAGAAGATGAGCAACCGAATGGAGACCGAGACCACCAAGCAGTTGCTCTCCACCTATGACGAGGTGAGCAAGCAGCAGACCGAGTTGGCGAAATTGAAAAAGACCGACAGAGCCGCCTACCGAGAGGGCATGAAACAGCTCCGTCAGAAGTACAATATGCGAGAGCACGGACGCATGAAACGGTACAAGCACGACATGAAACTGCTCACCGAGAAGTATCTGCGCAGCAAGAGCGCAGAGGAGCGCGACAGCCTTGTGAGGGTAATGACCACCACACGCGACAAGCTACTCGATGACATTGGCAGAATGAACCAACAATAGTTAAACAATGAGGGACGGTGCAAGGGATTACCTTTGCATCGTCCCAAATTACACAATGAATATGGCAACAAAGAAACTACATAGAATGAGCCGTGTGATGCCGCAAAAGGAGTTGGATAGCGTGAGCCATGCACGGCGCACGATGGGCAACAACCGCGCCTTTGAGGTGTTGTGGCAAGCACAGCAGTATTGGCTTGCGATGGAGACATTCCGCAGAGACCGTGAGAGAAACAAGAACTACACTTACGGCAGGCAGTGGGATGACTATGTATGCGTGAACGGCAAGATGATGAAGGAAGAGGAACTCATCAAGAAACAAGGCAACGTGCCGCTGAAGAACAACCTCATCAGACGCATGGTGCAAGCCGTGCTTGGCGTGTACCGCAGCCAAGCCAAAGAGCCGACCTGCACGGCAAGAGACCGAGACGAGCAGCGGTATGGCGAAACCATGAGTACCGTGCTGCAATGCAATATGCAGCTGAACCGCATGACCGAGATAAATGCAAGGTGCATGGAAGAGTTCCTCATATCGGGATTTGTGGTGCAGCGGAAGTGGTACGGCTGGCGAGAAAACAAGTTGGACTGCTGGACGGACTATGTGCAGCCCAACAATTTCTTCATCGACAACAACATGAGGGACTTTAGAGGTTGGGATTGCAGTTGCTTGGGCGAGATACACGACATCAGCTTTGAGGACTTGTGCGGACGCTTTGCCCACAGCAAGGCCGACTATGACCGACTGGCCGAGATATACAAGTATGCCAAGGACAAATCGTATCTCAGTGCCATGTATGACAACTTCGGCTATCCCCTGCAAGGCTACTACGACTTCCTCGTACCCTACGACCAGAGCCGATGCAGGGTAATCGAGGTATGGCGCAAGGAAAGCAAGGAGAGAGTGCGCTGCCATGACGTGAACAACGGAGACGTGTTCAAGGTGGACATGGAGGACTTCAAGGCACTTGTGCTTGACGAGAACGAGAAGCGACTGCAACAGGCGCGAGAGTTGGGCATGAGCGAGGACGATGTACCGCTTATCCGCTATGAGTGGTTCATGGACTCATACTGGTACTACTACATGCTCACCCCATTCGGAGACATACTTGAAGAGGGCGAGACACCCTACGAGCACAAGAGCCACCCCTACGTGTTCAAGGCATACCCATTCATAGACGGAGAGATACACTCATTCGTTAGCAACGTGATAGACCAGCAGCGGTACACCAACCGCTTGATAACGATGTACGACTGGATAATGCGAGCCTCCGCCAAAGGTGTGCTGCTGTTCCCGGAAGAATGTCTGCCCAAGGGCATGTCGATGGAAGATGTGGCGGACGAGTGGGCAAGGTTCAACGGCATCATCATGATAAAGCAGCCCAAGACAGGACAGGCACTGCCGCAGCAGATAGCCAACAACTGCACGCAGATAGGCATATCCGAGTTGCTGAACATGCAGCTGAAGTTCTTCGAGGACATATCTGGCGTGAACGGAGCGTTGCAGGGCAAGCCCGGCTATTCGGGTATGTCGGCCAGCCTGTACAACCAACAGGCGCAGAACGCCACCACCTCGCTGCTTGACTTGCTCGACACGTTCTCGGCATTCATCAGAGACGGAGCATACAAGGACGTGAAGAACATACAGCAGTTCTACGACACACCGCGTGTGTTCAACATCGCAGGAAAGAACTCCACCATCGTGGAGTACGATCCACGGAAGATACGCGATGTGGAGTTTGACCTAAGCATTGTGGAAAGCACCGCCACGCCAGCCTACCGCGCCTTGACCAACGATATGCTCATGCAGTTGTGGCAAGCCAAGGCAATCAGTGTGGAGCAGTTGCTTGAACACGGAGATTTCCCATTTGCTGACGAGTTGCTGCAGAGCATCAAGTCGCAGAGGGAGCAGCTGGAGCAAGGGCAAGTGCCGGACGGAATGTCGCCAGAACTTGCACAGCAGGTTCAGCAGGGAGCAAACATGCAAGCCGTGAACCAGGCACAGCAGATGATGCAACCACAATAAAGAAAAAGCCTCACTAAGCCTTAGGCCGACTAAGCCAAAGGGACTTTGTGGGGCTTTTCTTGTTATATGGAAGCCTCGGAGACGGGGCTTCTGTCTTTTCGGAGTGTGCGGTTTGTGATAGGCACAAATTCGGGCATCTCCATTTCGCGATAGCAGATGTGCAGACCGATGGCACGCGTCATAAGCAAGTCGTCATGCTTGCCGACAATAGCACCATACGCGCCATTCGGCTTGCGCTCATAAGTGTCGTACTCGTCAAGACACCGCTTATCGCGCTCGATATACAGACGCTCGCGAATGACCTTGACCAAGGTAGAGATAATCATCGGCTTGGTGGCCACATTCGTGTGGAAACCATACTTGCGAGGTGCGCCCTCGCGTATCTCGTCCTCCGACTGCTTGCGAGCGTAGAGATTGGGATAGATGTCCGAAATCTGATTGAGGATATACTGCGACTGGTCGCCACCCTCCACCTGCCGCTCCTTGTCGTGCGTCTCCAAGGTGTTGGACTCGATAACCAACAGAGAGTCGTTGTAGAAAGCAGCAATCTGTGCGGCACGCCATGCGAGACGGTCAATGTCGCAATGGCCGTACCACTGCGCCACGACAGACGGAGGCTCGCTGCCGTCAATCATGCTCAGACGGTCAAACACCACGATGACAGACCAGTCAGCCTTGTTGGAGCGTCCGCCCACATCGACCACGGTAAGGTAGCGGTTGGTAACCTCGTAATCGTCAAACTTCTCGGGCATAGCCCAGATGGAGAGCAAGCCCTGCCTGTCCTCACGGAAGCGGAGATTAGAAAGAGCCTCCTCGCCCTCGTCGGCATCGGCATACACCTCGCCAACAAACTTAGGCTCGCGGCAGAACGGCTCAAACCGCTTGACAAGATACTTGTCGAACACCATCGTACCCGAATGAACAAACGCCTCCACATCGTCAGACGGAAATTCCGCAGCCATCACCGCAAAGTCATTCTTACCAGCACGCTCATATATGTACCAATGAATAGCCTCCAACGATGCACCCCTTTCCCACAGCGACCACAGATAGCGTCCGCTCTCCTCACGGTTGGACGGAGTGTAGGCATTGTTGCGGTTTTCCCAAAGCTGCTTGGCAAAGGCACGTAGTTCCTCGGCAGAATTGAACGGCAACGAATAATGCTCAATCTGAAACCATGCGATGAACAAAGCCTCGTACTGCGATTTTATTTTTGGGTCGGCAGCGGCAGAATACTCACGGTGGAAGAAATTGCCTGTACCATTGGCCGTGGACTCCATGACAATCATCGTGTAGGGCTTGGCGAGAATACCAGAGCAAGCGGAGCGCACAATGTCTTCGGGCGACTTGCCCTCCGTCTTTTGCCACAGACCCACCTCGGAAAGATGCACCAACGAGTAAGCACCGCCACGGCAACCGTTAGGCCGCTCGGCAGTACCCACCTTAATCTTGCACTCACGCTGCGGCACACGGTGCGTAGAACCCGACTTGCCGACACCGACAAGTTTAGGCTCGTTCTCCGAATAGGCCTCGCCCAACCTGTGCAGGAACTCCACCGGGTGCTTCTTAATCATGAGGTCGAACATATCCTTGATTTCGTCCGATGCCGTGCCTTGGTGGGCAATGATGAGCGAGTTGAGACCTTTCTTGTGAAAGAACTGCAACCACGCCATGTAGAGCTGCGTAGTTGTGGAGCCGCCCCACTGACGCGCTTTCAAGAGAATAAGGCGGATAGGTTCGCCAGCCTTTCGTTTCGCCTCAAAGCGCGACACCAATATACGCTGCGGATACCATAGACGGAAAAGCACGTCCTTTCCTGCGTCCTTGTTGTGGATATAGACGAGCGTAGCCGTCCAAAAGGGAAAGTCGTGCTTGTAGCGCAAGCGTATGAGCGTGCGCGACACCTTGATGAAGTCGTCGTCATTCGGCTCAACGTGCATCACGGACGAGAGAAACTTGTCGATAGAGCCAGCCTTGACCAACTTCTTGACAAGCGGAATATTCATCATCTCCACAGGCAACCACTGAACAGGAATTGCGAAGTCGGCAATGCTGACACGGACACGTTTACCAATAGACCCCTCACCAGTGACAGGGTCGAACTTGGCGAACATGATTTCATTGCGCCTGTCATTCTCCGCAAGCAGTGCGGCAATCTCTGTATCTATCGTATTGGTTGTCATACCATCCATTCTTTATGCGGTAAATAAACTCCCCGACCGTGCGAGGTGTGAGATAGAACTTGGGCGCAGGTTGGTTGACAATCTTCGTAACCAACTCATAGACCGACTTGTCGGGATAATCCTCACGCATGATGAGGTATCTGCGGTAAATCTCCTCAAACATCTCACGCTTGTTGCTCCTCATGCGCGGCATGGGCTTTCCTGCCGCCATAGCGGAAATGACAATGGCCGCACGCTCCTCGCTCACCCAGAAACGAGAAGCAGGAGAGTCGGCCACCAACTGAAAGATAACAGGCATAACGATGATGCTTGCCTCGGCAAGTCTGTCGTGGTACACCCTCATAAGGTCGGCATTGCGCTCCCTTGTAAAATCCAATATGCTGCCAAAGTATTTCATAAAACAGGTTTAAGATTATAATCCTTACTGTGCCTTTCTAAGCCTTTTTGAGCCGTGGGGAAAAGGCAAAACACACTATACAAAGGTACTTAAACCGACTCACAAAAGTTAAAAGTCAGTCCACCTCTTATATGGCTATTTTTGCATACGAATATTACACAACAATAAGAAAGTTAAGATAATGGCTGAAAACAATGGAGTTAAGAGCAGACGCGACCAGCAGCTGGAGCGGCTGAGAAAGAAATACCCCGACAAGAAGTTCGAGGACGATGAGGAAATCTACGGTCAGATTTCCGATGATTACGACCAATACGAGCACGACCTTGACGGCTATAAGGGCAGGGAGAAAGCCATGTCCGACATGTTTGCCGCAGACCCGAGGAGTGCGCAGTTCCTTGCCGACATGCACAACGGCCAAGACCCAGTGCTCGGTCTTGTGAAGAATTTCGGAGTGGACATCAAGGACGTGCTTGACGACCCCGAGATGCAGGACAAGATAGCTGAGGCCAACAAGGAGTATGTGGAACGTGTGGCCAAATCGAAACAGCTCGATGAAGAGTATGAGAAGAACATGGACGCAACGCTTGAGACCCTGCGCCAGTTCCAAGAAGAGCGCGGTATGACGGACGAGCAGATAGACGAGGTGGCCAACGCCATGCTTACCGTGGTCAAGGACGGAGTGATGGGCAAGTTCTCACGCGAGACCTTGGAGTTGTTCGTGAATGCCATCAACCACGATGTCGATGTGGCCAACGCTGGCGAGGAGGGACGAGTGGCAGGACGCAACGACAAGATTGTGGAGGGATTGCGTAAGCGCGACAAGGGAGACGGCACAGCACCGCTGAACGGCAAGAACGGAGGCGCACCCAGTCAGCAGAAGCAGTCGCAGAGCATCTTTGACCTTGCCAACGAAGCCATGTAGCCATGAAAGGAGAAGTCGTGAAGTTTCCCCCAGAGGGCAAGAAAATAAAACCAACGACCGGGAGTGCAGGGTTGAGAACCCAAGTGCCGGGCGCGATGGCATCAGTAAGCAATCTCGCGAGAGCGACAGGCGGTATAGCCCCCGGCAATCTCGTAAAGACCGATAGCAAATAACATTATTCACAAACTAAAATTTTAAGACATGGACGGAGAAACCGTACAAGTAGGTGGAACTACAACCACCACCCCTGCACCAGGCACAGCTGGTGTAGCAAGCCAAGTGCCGGGAGCACCCACTACCGTCAGCGGAGTGGCAGGTGCGACAGGTGGAGTCGGTCCGGGCAACCTCGTACAGAGCGACCTCGACCAAGAACTCTACAAGTTCAAGAGTGACGACACACCGCTTATGCAGCTCATGTTGAAAGCGCGTAAGGTAAAGGTGAACTCGCCCGAAGTGGAACACTACATGATTGACGAGCCGCGCTCAAGCGTGACCACGACAACCAAGGTGACCGCAGGAACAGCCAAGCAGTTTGTACTGCCGTTGCTCGCCAACGATGCTGAAATCCCCAGACCCTACGGCACACTGATTGTCAAGGGAGTGGACGGTTACGCAGAGGACGGCAAGACCAAGACACCGGGCAAAGACCTCATGCTCTTTGTTACAGGCCAAGACCCCACAACGAACAACCCGATTGTTAGAGCGGTGAACGGCCCGAAAACCAATGCGTCAGACGAGAGCTGCACAACGCCCGAAATCCCTGCCGGGTCAGTGCTCATCATTCTTTCCAACGCCCTCTATGAGACGCAGAAGAAAGTTGACCCCGACCTCATCGTGCCACAGGCGCAGATGGTGTATCTTCAGAAGCGCGGCATGAACCAGATCGTATCTGACTACTACGAGGCGCAGAAGAAAAAAATCCCATTCGGCAAGGCTGTGATTGCAGAGGCCGCCATCACCAACTTCAAGGTGCGCGGCAACCGTACCCTCTACGCAGGTCGCAAGGGCAAGATGACGGTGCAGACACCCGAAGTCGGTCCACAGACCATCTACTTCACCGAGGGCGTGCGCTACCAAGTGAAGAAGGAACTCAACCACACGGGCAAGTGGACTATTGAGGAAATCATCGCCTTGGCGAAGATGACCTTTACAGGCGAGGACGTACCCAAGAGCGTGATTGCCCTTGCTGGCAAGAACTTCTTGGAGAATATCCAGTGCATCGACTACTCAAAGCACCCAGAAATTCAGATTACCACCAAGACCAACCCTGTAGGCTGGGTAGTGACCAATTTCCACACCGTGTTTGGAGACATCGAATTCAAGCACGACCCGACACTCGACCGCTTGAAGTGGAGCAACTCCGCATTCATCGTTGCGCCTGACAGACTGGTACACTATCAGTACTCGGCAGAGCACTCGAGCAAAGACCGTGTGGAGGGCGAAGAGGCAACACGCGAGTCAATCCTCGTGTGGGACGCACTCGCACTCAAAGGCTCATGCCATATCTGGATTAACGGTGAGGGCGACAGCGAGAACAGCACAGCCGTACAAATCCACCTGTGGGACAGCGCGGAAGCACCCGAAAGCCCTGTTGAGGGTGGTGTGTACTACCTGTTGCAGGACTGCCCGGGCATCAATGCCGTGGCCGTGAGCGGTCAGATGTGGCAGTACAAGAGCAGCGCATGGGTAGAGTATGCAGGTGATGTGATGGCCACCGAGTAACCCAAGAGTTTAATTAAACCAATCATCAACCAATAGAGGCGGATAGGTAGCAATGCCGTCCGCCTTTATTTATAATAAGACAACAGAAATGAAAAAGAAGAGAATAACCTACGGAGTGTACGGCATGATGGAATACCAAGCCATTATCAAGATAGGCAGAGCCACACTCAAAGTATTGTTCACGGACGGCTCTATGACCTCCATCGGACAGAACCCTGCGAAGTACACGACAAGCGACTTCCTTACGCAGCACGCCATCGAGAACAGCAGCGATTTCAAGCGCGGCCGCATACAGGTGGTGAACACCATTGAGCTTGACGAGGACGTGCGCATTGAGCGCAACCCTGCCAAGCCGAGCACGCAGACGGCAAATGTGGCGGCAAAGGCTGTGATTGACAATAAGCCTACCGAAGCCTCTTCAAGCCATACTACGCCTGTGGCGGAGGACGTGGCGGACGAAACTACCGAGGAGGCTGATGCAGGTGTTGTAACACCAACGGACGAGGCTGATGCGGAAACTATCGAGGAAGAGCCAGAGACAGAGAGTGAAACCAATGTCGAAGAGGACACCACAAGCGAGGAGACCGCAGCCGAGGACAATACGGCAGAGGGCAAGACCGAGGTGGAGTTCACCGACAACCAAGAGGCCAAGGACTACATATTCAAGAACTTTGGCGTAAAGCCCGGCACGATGCGCAACCGTGAGGACATCAAGGCCGTTGGCGCGACCTACGGAGTGAAAATCACGTTTGTCAACGAGAAGTAAGGAATGATGATATGGTGTACAAAATCGAAGTCGTGGAGCAAGATGTTCGCATCGCCATAGACGAGAACAAGACCAGTGAGCAGCTCATCAGCGATGGGGATATTGACACCTTGTCGTTGAATGAAGTGATACGCTCGAAGATAGAGGAAGCCGTGCGCAGGGTTGAGACCACAGCTCCCGTGTATCTCTTGGAAGAGGGACACGAGTTTGGCGAGGCCGTGTATTGGGAGGACAACGGCAGCGGTTGGGTGCTGCTCCCCGATGACTTCATGCGGTTGATAGCATTCCGCATGAGCGACTGGGAGCGCACTTGCTACAATGCCATTTCGGTGGACGACCCACTCTATGACCTGCAATCGTCAAGATACAAGGGCGTGAGAGGCAGCGTGCAGAAACCAGTGTGCGCGGTGGTGAACCGAGCCGAGGGCAAGGCGTTGGAGTTCTTCAGCTGCAACAGCGAGGACGCCTACGTCAAGCGAGCCACCTACATACCCTATCCCAAGATAGACGATGAGGACGGCATCGACATCTCCGAGCGTTGTTACACAGCCGTAGTCTATACCACGGCAGCATTAGTACTAACCGCCTTTGGCGCGACCGACAAAGCAGAGCAGTTGAACGCCTTGGCAAAATCAATAATGGAATGAGTTCAATACCAACAAAACAGATAGACGGTGATGTGGCCGTAGGCCGCAACGTCAGCATGGGCGGTTCGGGTACGGTGCGTGGCTCCATGACCGTAGGCCACAACCTGACGGTTGAGGGTTGGCTTGAAGCCAAGAACATCAAGGGACCGAACAAAGGTCTGTTCAAGACCGCAGCGCAACTGCGCGAGGCATACCCCAACCCACACGAGGGTTGGTGGGCACTGGTGACCGTGGAGGGCAGCGCATCATCAGACCACTTGGGACAGCTCTATGTGGCAGACGGCGGCACATGGGTGGCGCAGGTGGACAGCAGCGGAAATCCATTGCTGAAAGGCAACCCCACCGTGGACAGCACCGAGTATATGGAGGCCGTGGAGGAAATGACTGCAGACCTCGAAGCCGTGAAAGTAGATGTGAACCAAAACAAGGAGGACATCAAGAGCCTGCGCAGCACGCAGACCTCGCACACGGACAGCCTTAACACCCTCAACTCGCAGATGGGAACGGCACAGACCGACATTGCTAATCTGAAGAAAACCGTCAGCGACAACAAGAGCGAGCTGGCAAACAGCATCAGCGGTGTGCAGAAAGACCTCACCGCATTCAAGAACACCAAGGGAACTGCAGATGGACTTGCACCTTTGGACGAGAACGGACAAGTACCCTCGCAGTATCTGCCTGGATATGTGGACGATGCGCTGGAGTTTGGCGGCATCGTATCGGGCATTACCGCGCAATACCTGTCAATCAGCAAATCTTCAACGGACGAGAATTGCAGCGTAGTGTACAACAAAGACTCCGACACGTTTGTATTGTGCTACTCGCAGCCCTCAGAGTCAGACTTTGACCTGCGTCCGACCGTTACCTATTATAATAATTGGTTGGACGGAGACCTCTTTGGTGATGGGGCGATGCAGGGACGCAAGCCTCACAGCGGCAAAATCTTCATGGACGTAACCACCAACAAGACTTACCGTTGGGGTGGTACGAAATTGGTCGTAATCGGTTCGGACTTGGCACTCGGTCATAAAAGCGGCACGGCATTCCCCGGTGACGAGGGAGCGGAGTTGCAGGAACGCATGACCGAGGTGGAGAGTACAGCCGAGATAAACCGCCAGCTGATAGAAGAGAATACAACAGAGCTGCTGAACCGCAACACCATCAATGCCAATGTGCTGCTGTCGCTTGGCGACAGAGAAGTGACCCTTGCCGTGGTGCTTGAGAAAATCTTCGACTTGGATAACAAGGCACGCTACATGAAGCCCGGCATCGTGCTCTCGTTTCTCTCGGAGACAGGCGTGCAAAACAAGCAGTGGACGAACTACGGCAAGAAAGAAGAAAGCGACTGGAAAACCGAAGCCAACTGGACAGACTTCGGCTCGAACGGCAGTGCCATAGGCAACACGGTGAACGTGAACGACATCTGCGAGGACACCGAGTACACCCTTTCGACCGCCATCAAAGCCGTGCAGGACAAAGAGAAAGAAAGCGGACTATCGTATATGAAGAGCGGTGTCGTGCTGACCTATAAGACAGCCGATGTGACCAGCAACGGCTCGCCCAAGTGGGAAGCCTACCAGTTCACGCGCACCGTGGACGACATCAACCCGGCAGACTTGAAACCTTGGGTGGAGTTCGGAGGAGGCGGCAACAATGCCGTGCCGACCTCGGATACCCCCGAAAAGGACGGCAAGGAGGCATTCTCCACAGGAGGTGCATACGCCAACATACCCACCACACTGCACATTGACACCGAGACGCAGGGCGTGGTGAAGCTGCAACTGCAGAATGCCGGGCAGGAAGCCGTGGGCGACGAGGTGCAGTTTGCCGTAGGCGGAGGAGGCGGAGAAAGCACAGGTACGATTGTGAGCATACAGTTTGAGCAGAGTCCGCTGTACGCCAAGGCTGGCGGCAGCGTGGTAATGAAAGCAGCCGTGCGAAGCGTTACCACACAAGGCAGCCAAGAACTGAGCAACATGATAGAAAAGGTGTTGCTCAAAGACCGCGACACCGGGCAGACCTTGGAGACATTCATGTTCAACAGAGCATCATCGGCAAGCGGAGACACCTACGACTTCGAGATGGACGTGAGCAGCTACTTCGTGACCGCCACCACCAAGCGTTTCCAGCTCATCGCTTATGACGATGCAGGAAACACAGGCAGCAGGAACATCAACGTGAGCGGTGTAGATGTTACCATCAGCAGCGTGCAGACCCTCAACTACACGGCAAGTACCGCCCTTGCCGCAGGAGGAGCCGCCAAGAGCATACCGATGTACAAGTTTGCCAACAACGCATCGGACAAAGGCATCAAGGTAGTAACCGAAATATACATAAACGGAGAGTGGCAGACACTCGGCACGAGCGTGGTGCTCGACACCTACTCGCACTCCATCACCATAGACCCGAAGAGCTGCTTGGGCGAGACGCTGACACATGGCGCGTACCCCCTGCGCATACACGGAGAAGATGTAGGTTCGGGCGTGGTGGGCAACTACCTCCATACAGCCGTCATGGTGGTGGAGAGTGGCAACAACACCCCGATAGTGGCCATGCGCTGGTACACCGAGCAGCTGCAAGGCAAGAGGAAACTCTACGAAAACATCGAGGTGGACTATGCCGTGTATGCAGCTGACACGGACGAGCCGCAAGCCGTGGTGTGGTATGACGGAGCGCAGGAGACAACCACCATAGCCTACCGGGGGACAGACCAGCACGTTCACCAAGCAAGTGCAGGAGAGCGTGCATGACGGCACTAAGAGCGTGTCGGTGAAAGTGATGTGCGGAGACAGCGCATCAGAAACCGCCACATTCATTGTCGATGGCTCGCTTGTAGATGTGGAGGAAGTGACCACCATGCGCGAGTTCAACATCACGATGGACTCACGCAGCAACGGAGAGACCGACAAGACCATCAAAGACGGAGGAGTGGAAATCACCGTTGAGAACTGCAACTGGTCGAGCAACGGATTTGTCAAGGACACCTACGGCACACCCACCTACGGCACGGAGAACGACAAGGGACGCATGGCACTCCGCATAGCCGAGGACATGAAAGCCGTGTGCTCGTTCAAGCCATTCGCCAACACCAGCATCGAGCAGAACGGCATGGCACTGAGTTTCACGGTAAAGGTGAAGAACGTGGAAGACCGAACGGCACGCATCATAGACTGCCTGGGCGACAACCAGCTCGGCTTCTACTTGACAGGCGAGAAACTCGTGTTCACCTGTGACGGAGCGACCGCAGCCAACCCCGACGACTTGGGCGCACAACAGACAGCCGTAGCCCTGTACGCCACCGACAAGGAGACACGTTTCGACATTGTGATAGAGCCGACCAGCATAGCCCCATACAGCGGCATAGGCTCAATCAAGATATACATGAACGGAGACGAGGCCGCAGCCACCTACTACAATGCAGGGAAGTTCGCCCACAACGACATGCAGATAATGTTTGACGGCACGAAAGCCGACCTTTACCTGTACCGCGCCATAGGTTGGGCGACCTACTACAACTACCGACAGGCATTCAACAACTACTTGGTGGGACAGAAAGACACCGCAGCCATGCTTGCCGAGTATGAGAAGAACCAAGTGATGGCCTCGCAGACCGCAGAGGGAACGACCAAGGACAGGCCAACCCTGCAAGCATGCATGAACGCAGGGCTGTGTTGCGTGACCCTGCTGAAAAATGCCGACACGCCCGACATCGAGCAAAGCTACCCCGGCTACCTTGACAAGCTGGACGGAGACAAGAAGACCAAGGCATACTTTGACTGGGTAATCCGTTTCCCCGACAGGCCGTGGCAGGATTGCATCGTGTACAACGTGCCGACCACGAACCAAGGTACGACCTCATCGCTGCGCCCCATCAAGAACAAGAAAGGCAAGTTCAAGGGCTGCAAGATAGAGATGCTCCACACCGAGGAGGACTTCAAGAACGACACAGTGGCACTGGCCAAGTTCCAAAAGGCCAAGAAGATGGCTGCGAAGAGCCAGATACAGGTGATAGACGGAGGATTGTGGGTGAAGACCATCACCATCAAGGTGGACTATTCCGACTCGACAGGCGCGAACAACGGAGCGACCATGGAGCTGATGAACAAGACCCAGCGAGCCATGGGAGCAGACTACATGACCCCTGCGCAGAACGCCTACAACGGAGGCGACACGATGAACACCAGCATCGACAGCGTGACGTGCGCCCTATTCCGCACCGACCAGCAGAGCGTGGACGCGACCAACGAGACCTACGCCTACTTCCATGCCAAGGCCAACTTCAACGTGGATAAGGGCAACCCCTCGTTCTTCGGTTTCGAGAAAGTGAGCGGCTACAACAGCGACTGCTTGAACTACGGAGACTTCGTGGAACTCGTGGCCGAGAAAGACCAAGACCTCAACATCTTCAAGGTGCAGACCTTGGCCAACAGTGACGCGCTAATAGCATCGAACATCTACATGCTGAGCGAGTACTGCGGAGAGAAGCACATCTTCCTTGAAAATGACGGTACAGGCAGCATGGTGGAAACCACCGCCACAGCCGACCCGACCGAGGTGGACAAGAGCCTTGCCGAGGTGTTGGCAGACGATGTGAATAACTACGACTGGGGAACGGTGTACCTGACGAACGACTACAAGTATGTGAAATACAGCGGAGGCAAGTGGAAAGACACCACAGGCAAGATGCAGTATGACACAAGCACCAAGAAATGGGGCGTGACAGGCAGGGTGCTGAACCCTGTGGAGTGCTACGAATACTTGAAGTACGACTCCCTCTGCTGGCTGCAAGGCGTGAACGGCATAGACGACCTCATGCGCATAGACCAATCGACAGGCGAACCCGTGTGGCTCGGCTACTACGAGAGCCGATACCCCGACGATGACGACTTGAACGACCTCTACGCCAAGGGAAAGAAAGTGCCGTACAACTTATATAAATGGCTGCTGTGGACGCAGGAGTGCTCGCAAGACCGTACCGAGGCAGACGGAAACATCACCCTGCACGGCAAGAGCGTGGCAGGAACAAAGGAGAACCGACTGAAGAAATTCTGCGAGGAACTCTATCTGTATGCCAACGTGCGCTCCACTGGGTGCTACATCGTGGGCACGGACTATGTGCTTGCCGTTGACCAGCGGTCAAAGAACATGATGATTTCGTTCTACCTCGACACCAACGGACTGACACGCGCCTACTTCAACCACTGGTATGACGGAGACTGCTGCTGGCTTGCCGACAACGACTGCGGCATCACCGTACCTTGGGACTTGGACAGCGTGACCGACCCCAAGCACTACTACCAAGGGTGGAACTCTGTGATGTTCCAGCAAGGCTACGCAGCCGATAAGTTCTGGCTTGAAGATGAGGGCAAGACCACCATCACGCTGCACGACATAGCGGGCGACATGCGCAGCGCGGAGGCAGACGGCATCAAGATATTCTCCGCAGACGGCTGCAAGAAACTCTGGATCACCGACCGCATAGCGAAGTGGGCGAAGATAACCAGCTCGTTTGACGGAGAGCGCAAGTACATCGAGAACTCCAAAGCAGGTGCAAACTACTACTATGCCGTACACGGACTGCGGTATGAGGACTTGCCCATCACGTTTGAGAAACGCTTTGCCTACCGTGATGGCTACTACCAAGTGGGCGAGCTGTACACCAATCCGTTCAAGATGCGTGCCGTGGGTACGGACATCAGCATCAAGATAACGGCAGCGCAGGACGGCTTCTTCGGATTAGGCGTGGACCGTGCGGACGCTTGTGTGGACAGCTGCTATCTGAAAGCAGGAGAAAGCTACACGCTGAAGAGCGGCATGACTGCCACAGGCGCAGGAACGATGCTCTACGTGTTCGGAGCGACACGCCTTGCCAGTCTTGACATCAGCGGCTGCACCCCGAAAGCCGAGGGTTGGGACATCTCGAACTGCACGATGCTGCAAGAACTGATACTTGGCGGAGCGGACTACACGCCAGCCGAGGAAAGCGGAGCAATCACGCAGCTCAACATGGGCAACAAGAGTTTCCTCAGACGCATAGACGCACGCAACACCAAGGTAACAAGCATCATCGCCTCGTACTGCCCGAGACTGAAAGAGGTGTTGGCGAGCGGTTCGCAACTGTCGAGCATAGACCTTGCCGAGACAGCCCCGATAGAGACCCTTGAACTGCCAGCCACCATGACCACGCTCTACTTCAAGAACCTGCCCAAACTGACCTATCCTGGCGGACTGACCATAGCAGGAATGACGAACGTGAAGAAAATGTTCCTTGACGAGTGTCCGCACATCGACACCATGACCCTGCTGCGGCAGATAACCACGGCAGGACAGCTGAAGAGCGTGCGCATACCGGGCGTGAACGCCACCGCCAGCGTGGAGATGCTGCGCGGCATCATGCAGAGCGGAGCCGTGGGCATAGACGCTAACGGCAGCACCTATGACGAGACCGGGCAGTGCAGCGGCATCATCGGCCGATGGATACTGACAGAACTTGTGGAGGACAGCGAGGTGGAGGCATTGCAGAAATACTTCCCGAAACTGACCGTCATCAACTCGCAGTTCTCGGTGGTGAAGATAGACGACATCGTGAGCGGAGACTTCTGTGAGCGATACAGCAACCCCGAAAACAAGACCGGCTCGGACTACGACAAGACCTTTGTGGCGAGCGGACACACGCTGAAGATATTGCAGGAGACCCACGCCTACAAGTGTACCTACAACTCCAAACTCAAACAGATGGAGGGCGTGCAACTGAGCGACAGCGACTTCAACTATCTTGCCACAGGCGAGAGTTTCGATGTGGGCGATAGCGCAGGAGAGGGCTTTGACATCTTCCACCATCTGCCCCACCACTGGTATAAGGGCGTGAACGACTACAAGAACCAACAGAAGTACATCGTCTATTCGACCACGGAGAACGAGCCGCTATCCACCGTGAACAACAAGCGCGAGGCCATGCTATCGGCACTGATCTATGCGGAGAACACAGGCGTGTATGCTGACGAGGCAGAGGTAGGCACGGTGATAGACGAGAACATCATCACCACCGCTGCCAACGTGAACGCCTACCGCATGGACGTGGAGGGCATGAAGCAGGTGAGATGGCCGGGACTGAACCACGCAAGGCTCGGAGCCGTGTTCACGGACGAGAACGGACAGATAGTAGGCAAGTTCAACATGATGGTGAGCCACACCTACTTCGACTTCTCGATAGGCAGCTACGTGTTCTGCGATGTGCCTGGCGGAGCGAAGTGGATGTACTTCACCTCGTACCGCGACATAGAGGACAGCCTGTGTCTTGCCGTTGACAGCGAGCATATAGAGGCCATAGAACCCGAATGGACGGAGCACACCGTTGGCGAGAACGACAGCCTCTTGGGAACATATCCCATCACCATAGATGGACTGAAACGACCGAGGAGCATATCGGGCGCGGTGCGCTCACGCAAGGGAGACGGCACTTCGCAGACCTCGACAGAGTGGGCATACGACACGGATGGCAACCCGACAGAGACACCGACCGGGACGATACACTACACGGCAAAGGACTTCCAAAACAGTGCGCACATGCGCGGAGAGGGCTACCAGCTCCAAGACTACGAGCAGCACAAGGAAATCAGCAACCTGTGGTGGGCGACCCACGGCACGACCAACGAGCAGTCTGTTGTTGGCAATGGCGCACACGATGCTACGCTGAACAGCCTCGACAACATAGGTATGGCCGACACCTCGTATGTGGGCAACGCAATGAACTCCATCATGGGACTCAAACACTATGTGGGCTGCGACTCGGAATGGATGGACTACATAGCAGGAAACGTGCAGAGCTACGAGACATTCTACAAGAACCGCTGTGTGGAGACCAACGATGACCCCATAGACTACAAATTCCACATCTACGACCCGGTGAAGAAAACCGAGCGTGTGGTGCAGAGTGTGAACTCTAACGGCAACTGCGTTGTGAGAGTGGTGCATGGAGCGAAGTGCGACATCTTGCCAAGCAAGGTGCATCAGACCGACACAAGCAAGTACACCACACACTATGCGGCAGTTTTGTGGTTTCCGGGCAGCAGAGGCCGCTGTGTTCTGCGGTCTGGCTACAGCTCGAATGCGGTCAGCGGTCTCGCCTATGCGTTCGCGTACCACGCTTCTTCGGTCTCGAGCACGTGCTTCGGTGGGCGGCTGGCCTTCCGCGGCAAATTCGTAATAGTCGGATAAAGCGGCAAGCGCAGCCACGAAAAAAGCGTCAGAGGGAGAGCCGACGATAGGAGGCTGCTCCCTCTCCCTGCTTTCTCGCGTAAGCGAGTTTTTTATGAGCGATGCAAAATATTTGCAAAAGTTGTAGGATATATCAACTTTAAGTATTACCTTTGCAGCATGGAACAGAAAAGGACTATTATCCACTTTAGGGATTACTTTCCGAACTTCTACCAATCGTTGGAACTTGGCGCAAGACGCAAGGTAGCCTACATTTTGGATTTGCTAAAGACGGAAGTCCGCCTAAGTGAGAAATTCGTCAAGTTCATCAAGGACGGATTGTTTGAGTTGAGAGCGGAATACAACGGTAATATCTACCGAGTATTCTTCATCTTTGACAACGGCAATATAGTAGTGTTGTTCAATGGCTTTCAGAAGAAAAGCCAAAAGACACCACCCGATGAGATAAAAAGAGCATTAAAATTAAAAGAGGAGTACATGTTATGGAAGCAAAACAAGAAATAGGAAGCGTGGATGCAATCCTCGACAGAGACTATGGCAAAGAGGGAACTCCCGAAAGAGAGGCATTCAGAAAGGAGGCATACGCATATTGCGTAGGTCAAGTTATCCTTGACGCAAGAAAGCAAGAGCACATGACGCAATCAGACCTTGCCAAGAAAGTGGGAACAGACAAGACCTATATCTCACGCATAGAGAAAGGCGTGATAGAGCCGGGTGTCGGCATGTTCTTCCGCATCATTGATGCGCTTGGTCTGAAAGTGGACATAGTGCGTCCGATTATGTAAGCAAAGGAACAAAAGGCAGAAAATCCCACGCGCCGCTGTGTTCTGCGGTCTGGCAACAACTCGAATGCGAACAGCGGTCTCGCCTATGCGAACGCGAACAACGCTTCTTCGAACTCGAACACGAACTACGGTGGGCGGCTGAAATTCTTGTGTGGAACACAAGTGCGTTTTCTCGCCATGGCATAGCCAAGTAAACTTGCCTCTACTCATGGCTTAACGAAAACGTTCTCTTGGTTAAGTTTAATCGGAGGTCTCTGACGTGGCACGAGGATTGCCACAAACAAACTCCGAGGGATTAGAGCCTCGGCAACAGCATATAAATATGGAAAGCCGGAACACGACATTAACCACATGTGGGGAGTGCGCAAGTATCTCCCCACAGGACAGGAAGGCTGTCAATACATTGGAAGAACTATTGGGGCAGGTAGAAGAAAGACTTCTATCTGTTTTCCGTTATATAACCTCATACCCGAAATCATAGCGGACGAGAACATGGAACGCTCATTCAAGCGCGTCATGTCGAACCTGCACAACGCAGACACACGCAACGGCCTACGGTGGAGGGAGAAGATTGTTATAGACGGAGTGGAATGTACGCCACGCATGGTGCGTTATATGAAACGCAAGGCGGACATCATCTCCATGCTAAAGGCGCAGATAGCCAACGGAACATTCCGCATCAAGCACCTTAAATCGTTTGAGACGGCAGACGGTCCGAAGATAAGAACCGTGCAAGCACCGTCCGTCATAGAGCGTGTGGGCAGCAACGCCATCATGGAGATAGTGGAAAAACACCTTGCGCCCATACTGATAGAGAACACCGCAGCCTCGATAGAGGGAAGAGGGCCACACGGATTGTATCACAAGATGCAGGAGGCAAGGCGGAACAATCCGAAACTCATATACTACTATCAAAGCGACTACAAAGGTTACTACGACCACATACTGCATGACCGACTGATAGAGATAATAAAACGCTACATTGCCGACCCAGTGCTGCTGCCCATACTCATAGACTTTGTAAAGGCTCTGCACCCGAATGACAACGTAGGCATCAGCAAGGGACTACGCTCCTCGCAGTTTTTCGGCAACCTGTACCACAACGACATAGACCATGCCATGATAGAGGAATGTGGAAAAGACAACTACAACCGCTTTTGTGACGACATATACATACTTGGAGACAACAAGAAAGAGTTGTGGAAACACAGGGACACCCTGCATAGACTATGCAAACCCTACAATCTGATAATAAAGCCGAGTGAGAAAGTTGCACCCATCAGTGCAGGAATGGACGCACTCGGCTTTGTTGATTATGGGGACTACTCCCTGCTGAGAAAGCGTACCAAGGTGAACGCTGCACGGAAACTCGCCAAGATAAAGTCGCGCAAGAGGCGGCAACAGATAATAGGGTCATTCAAGGGAATGGCTTGCCACGCAGATTGTAAACATCTATATTATACATTAACAGGTAAACACATGAAGAAGTTTTCAGAAATGGGCGTAACCTATACACCTGCTGACGGCAAGAAACGCTTTCCCGGCAAGGTGACACGCCTCGGTGACATCGTGAACATACCGATAGAAATTCACGACTTTGAGACAGGCATAGACACAAAAGAGGGCGAAGACCGCTATTTGGTGTCATTCCGCAATCCAGCCAACTCGGAATGGGGCAAGTTCTTCACCGCCTCGTTGGAGATGAAAGGCATACTTGACCAGATAAGCGACATAGAGGACGGCTTTCCATTCGAGACCATCATCAAGTGTGAGGTGTTTGACGGCAGCAAGCGCAAGTATAACTTCACTTAATGGCAGCTCACTAAAGATAAAAGGCGATGTGCGGTGTGTCGGTGTATCTTTGCAGCGTAACAAATTCATAACGACATGGAGAAGATATACGGCACAACCCAACGGCAAGACGGACTGCAACGCATAGGCAAGAACAAATGGCTGCTCTACTTCGGCTATTACGAGACCGAGGACGGCAACTATGAATACCGCCACACGTTCAGCCGCAAGCCCACGATGGACGAGATAAAGCAACTTGTCAGAGACACGATAGACGCAGAGACCAAGGACAAGATTGTGAACCGCTTTGAGTATGACGGCATCAAGGTATGGCTGTCGGACGAGAAGCAGCGCAACTACGCATCTTTGGAAAACAACGAGAGCATAGCCTATCCGCTCACGCTGAAACTCAACGAGGAGGCGGACGCAACGCCAGTGTACTACACCTTTGAGACAAGAGAGGACTTCATCAAGTTCAGCAAGGAGGCATCAACCTACATTCTCAACGCCATCATGGACGGTTGGAAAGAAAAAGACAACATAGACTGGAGCGTGTTTGACCTCCAGTAAGAGAAACAGAGACCTATCAGAGGGACGCAAGAGCAATCTTGTGTCCCTTTTTTCGTGTGCCACAACAGATAAAAGGAGAAGAGCCATGCCTGTAAGTAAATTTGCAGAGAACCAAATTCTTATTGACATGAAGAAGATTATCAAATGGCTCGGAGCGAGCAACCGATACAAGCACTTTGTTGGCGGTGTGGTGATAGGACTTGGAGCGAACAGCACCTATTGCGCAGCGTATGCAGGAGTGGGCGTAGCCGCAGCCTTGGAACTCAAAGATGAGTTGTGGGGCGGCAAGTGGGACTGGATAGACTTCGGCTGCACGGTGGCAGGAGTAGTTGTAGGACGCTTAATAAGATGGGCAGTATGGCAGTAGTATTCAAACTTTGGAAGTTCGCGGCCATGGCCGTGGGCGGCATGGTAGGCTGGCTTGTGGCAGAGTTCAGACCGACATTCCCATTGATAGCGGTAGCCATCATCTTTATACTGTATGACGCATACACCGCTTTCAAGCTCGACAAGCGCGTACACGCAGCCTATCCCGAAAAGACCGACAGGAAGAAAGCCAAGTTTACCTCGTTCGCCTTTGGCAAGGTGGTGAAGCAGACCATACCCAAGCGGTTGTGGCTGATAGTGTTGGCATACTTGGCGGAGCATTGGGTGTTCATACACATGCAAGTGCCGTTGTCGTATATCCTTACAGGCGTGATATGCTTTGAACAGGCATGGTCGATACTGGAGAACGAGAGCAGCTGCCGACCAGAGGCAGAGCACCGCTTTTGGAAAGCATTGCAGCAAGTGATGGTGGACAAGACGGCAAGACACTTTGACGTGAACCTTGACAAACTAAAAGAAGAGAAAGATGATAGTGTTGATTGACAACGGCCACGGTGAGAACACACCGGGCAAGTGCAGCCCCGACAAGCGGTTGCGCGAATACAAGAAAGCGAGAGAGATAGCACGCAGGTTGGTGAACACCCTACTGAGCAACGGAGTGGAGGCACACCTGCTTGTACCCGAAGAGACCGATGTGTCGCTTGCCGAGCGATGCAAGCGAGCCAACAAGTACTGCGACAAGTACGGAGCGAAGAACGTGCTCCTCGTGTCGATACACCACAATGCCGCAGGAGCGGACGGCCAGTGGAAGAGCGCAGGAGGCTGGTGCGTATATACCTCGCCCGGACAGACGAGTGCCGACCTGCTTGCCACCGACCTGTGGAACGCAGCCGAGGAATGCTTGAAAGACTACATCGGCAGCTTTGATGCACACAAGGCCAAGGGCGACTACGACAGCAAGCAGAAACCCATGCGTGCCGACTGGAGCGACAAAGACCCTGACTATGAGGCACGTTTCTACATACTGCTGCATACCAAGTGCGCAGCCGTGCTGACGGAGAACCTCTTCCAAGACAACAAGGCAGACGTGGACTATCTGCTGAGCGAGGAGGGCGTGCGAAGCATCGTGCAGTTGCACTACAAAGGCATTACGGACTACATCAAACACACGAAAGCATGAAACACGCATTGAGTTTTGTAGGAGGCGTGTTGCTCACGCTCCTGCTTGTGGCACTGCTCTACCCCGAACCCAAGGCAGGGAACGGCCACAACATCGTGATCCAAACCGACACCATCATAAAGTGCGACACGGTAAGAGACGTGCCGGGAGAACCTAAGTACACCAGCGAGCAGCCTGTCGGAACTGCCGAGGTGAGAGTGCCAACGGACTGCATCAAGATGGGCGATGCAGTACAGCCACCCATCAGAGCCGACACTGACACGGCAAAGGGATATGCAAAAAATCTCGTAGCCAACGGTTCGGACAGCGCGACAATAGAGTTGCCCATCATGCAGAGCGTGTATGAGAACGCGGACTACAAGGCATACGTCAGTGGCGTACACGCACGGCTCGACAGCATCTTTGTGTATCCACTGCATGAGGTGGTAACCATCAAGGAGAAACAGCCCCCTAAGCGGTGGCACATAGGCGTAACGGCTGGGTACGGCATAGGCACGAAAGGAATGCAGCCGTATGTGGGCATAGGATTAACTTATTCAATCATTTCATTCAGATGGAGACGATAACCATAGACGTATTCAAGGACGATGTGTATGAGGAAGTGGCAAAAGCCACGGACTACACAGGTGCAAAACTCATAGACGGAGACGAGAAAGCGCGAGACCGCATACTCGCCACCGACAACGAGCTGAGCGACCTTGGCAGATTTTGGGAAGAGTCAGTGCTTGCCACCAACGAGCGGCTGAAAGAAATGCTTGTGTCTGGAACGACAAAAGATGTACAGGTGTCCACCGATATATGGGGAACAAAGGATTTGACGCAACCTAACATAGGTCTGCCAATCAAGCCTGTCATCATGAGGACCGCATACGAAGCCGTGTTGGAAGTGAGCAAGTCATTCGACAAAGGACTGACGGACAATGTGCAGTCAGCCCTGCGCAACTTCTTTATTGCCTCCATCATCGGGCAGTGGTTCAAGTTTGCCAACAAAGGCGAGGCAAGCGAATACTTCACCCAGGCCGGGGAAATGATGGACGGAGCGGAACGACTGCTGTACAGCAGGAAGAAACCGACACGTCCGAGTGATTAATAAACTAAAAGAAACAGAATATGTCAGAAACAAATTTAGGCGCAAAGAAAGAGGTAACGGCCACAATCAAGATAGACTGGCTGCTCTATGACATCATGAACGAGACCTTTCTGCGCGGCCGCACCATACAGAACAAGGAGAACCACAAGGAAGTGGCCAGCATGTTTGCCTCGGAGGACGAGGAGAACCGCGAGAAGATACTGCGCTCCATCAAGAAAGGCTTTGCCGAGGTAAAGACCGAACTCGCAGAATATCTTGACGAGGACGGCACGACAACCGACAACAGCCACTATGACGGCAGCGACGACCTCTTGCTGAAACTCCAGATGCCGAGCAACTTCAATGAGGCTGCAACGACAGGCGTTGGCGAGGCCATACACGACTATCTGAAGAACACCGCCATTGCGGAGTGGTACATGGTGACAAACAAGGCAGACGCGGAGCAGTATGTGGCACTCGCACAGAAGAGCCTTGTGAGCATACAGCAAGCCGTGAGCAAGCGGAGCCGCCCGAAGCGTCCTGCGGACTAAGGAGAAGAAGCCT